GCTTCTGTCAAAACCTTCTCCTCTCTTTCGGCGGCGCTGGTCTCTTTTGTCGAGACTTCTTTTACAGTGATTTCCATTTGGTTTCGTTTATTGCAAATTTAACTACCTAGGTGAGAACGATTCAAGACCAAATCCATCTAGGCTGTCTTCTTCTGACTCAAATTTCATTGGAGGAAGGTTGTTTTTTCTCTGATTTATTAACTGAGACTGTTGAGTATTCTGCTCAGCTATCCTCTTAGACTTTGCTTTTTCCTTCTCCTTTTCCCTTTCACTGAGCTTGCTTTGATCAATGCCTCTTAGTTCCATGTTGTACAAGAACTCTCGATGCATCAATCGCTCTTTAAGGGAGGCTTCTGCATTCATTTTTTGAATTTCAAATGCAATTTCTGCTTGCTTCACCTTCATCTTACCCATGGCCTCGGCATTTATCTTGTCAATAGCCGATTTAGCCGCCATTTGCTGGGACATCTGATTTTGTTGACCAACCAAAGCATCTCTTTGCATCTGCATCTTTTGGTCATTTTCCTGCTTCTTGATCCGCTTGATCTTCAGGAGCTGGTTCGCCAGCTTAACATTGTCGATCTCGCGCACATCAATAGCGTCTTCCAAATGAATGTCTCCTTTAGACAGGGCCATCTGAATGTTTTCCTCCAGCTTGTTCTTCTCCTCTTCATCCGGAGCCATCTGGATATCTATCCCAAAATCATACAGGTAGAGGTCTTTTATCTCGTCAATTATCGAAGTATTATATGCACCGACCTTGTTAATAAAATTATCCCTCATTTCATCAGAATACTCAAGCAAATCTGATATTCTGAGTGATACAGCCTGACAAATCTTCTTAAAAACGTAAAGGGTTGAGTCGAGAATGTGTCTTGTTGCAGTGTTTGAATTAAGGGCAGCAAGCTTCTGAAGACCAACGAGCGCCCTAGGGTCTGGTGTAGACCCATCTCTAGCTTCGTTCAATCCTGTTACCGTTCGTATTGAGTCGAGGTAATGGTTGTAGGCCGCAATTAGTGTTTGAAGCTTAGAGCCCCCAGAGTTCTTTGACAACTCTTGAATAGGTATTCTAGCATTGTTAAAGTCACCGTCAGTTGTGTAACTCCTTCCAACAACACTACCTGTTTGAAAATAAAGGCGAAGAGCATCCTCTGGGTTGTAATTGCCTCCATTCCCTAAGTCCACACCATTCAGACCATCTGCATCCAAGAAGACACCGTCTGGAACCATTCTCTGAATCACTTGCTGTATCTTCAAGTGAGTAACCTGAATAAGGTCTGCAAACGGCTTCATTCTACGAACCAAGCTTTCTGTAACACCCTTGTACATTCTTGGAGCGCAGCCAACAACCGGAGAGATTGCGTATTGCGCCGCAGACTTAGGTCTGGCCATATTCTTGGCGAGTTCCCACTTGAGGAGTATCTGAGTTCCCAAAACCATAACCCCCTCATACCAAACGTCAATGACCTTCTCTATCTTTTCAAACCTTCCTGTTGCTAGATCTTCCTCAGTGGGGTTGAAGTCATCATCTCTTTCAACAACCCTTACACCCCCGTCATCAAGCATTTTCTTCTTGTACACCACCCTTCTAGTGGTCTTGTACCAATAACGAAGGATGTTGCAGGTGTCCTCAGAAAAAATACCGTCTATGTATCTAGCGGAATCATGGTAGTTGTTCCACTGTTTGGAAGCATCCGTAATCTCCTTGAGCTGCTCTTTGGTTATGTCCGGATTTATCTTGTACACCTCGCTTATGGGGATCGTTTTCACATTGCCCCAGTAGAAGCAATCTCTGAAATACGGATCTTCCGTGTAGCTGTGAATGACCTCAGCCGGATCTAGTCGAGAAACCTTTATGCCAGCCCCCTTTTGGAACTCATGACAAGCAAAGGAGACTCCCAAAACCACCTGATCATAATCGAGCTCTTTTCTGAGCTCAAGGAAATCATTCTCGTTGAGAACCGTGGTTAAGGAAACCTCTTCAGCAATTTCAATTGACGGCTTGAAGTGAAGCTGCATGTGCAAAGACAGTTGCTCATCATTCTCCGGAAGATCTTCAGGGTTCATTGTAAACGGGTTGAATCCCGTTTTGTCCTGTACAATGGATAGCACATCTTTGGCGGCCATCTGACCCTCAATCATTCTTTGGTACCGGCTCCTGTTACTTTGAGACATCGCGTCTTGCGCGTTGGCCTTCACCTTGAACATCCTGTTCGACATTCCGTTGACCACAATGTCCACAAACTTGGGTATAACCGGCACTATTGACCAGTCCATGTTTAAGTAAGACAGGTCACCATCAACAGAAAGTTCTTCTTTGTACTTCTGGGTAGACTGCTCTCCACGAGCGTAAAGCCTCAAAGTAGTGTAAGTGTTTAGCCTTGAGTAGTAACTAGATGACGATCTGCCATCCCTGGAAAACCACTCATACTGAATAGCCTCCCCAACCTCAAGTCCGGTTTCCAGGCTATCCTTTTCCGAATTAGATAAAAGTACACTCGGAAAAACCTGCTTACGAATCTGAAAATCTTTATCCATGTTGTTCGCGCCTATTCAGTACACTCCTTGAACCAGTGTTGTTATATCGAGCAAATTTAACTGTTATTTTACTGGGTTTCTCTTGAGCGGGAAGATAAAGATTTCTCTGACAGGCCATTATAGCCAGTCCTGAACTTATTGACGCATCGTGCTTTGTTCTGTCGCTTATATTAAACCTTGCCCAGTCTTCAAGAGTTCTGTTGAAAGGCATGTCGCCCATTTCGTCAGGATCTCTATATCTACCCTCTCGATCGTAACCAACATACTTCTCAATATAGGACTGTATGGCAGAGGCGTGTGTCTGAATTATGTCCTCAGAATTACTTGGTATACCGCCTATCTCCCGCTCTGTTACAGACAACTTGTTGTAATGCTTGTCCGGCCTGTTCATGGAGAAGCCTCTGTACCCCCTGTTTTTTATGTGATACAAGAGTCGCGCCTTGTTGTTTTCAGCCAGCATCGGCATACCATAAAACACAATGGCCATAAGCACATCCTCGAAGAATATCTCGGCCAATGGTGGTCGTGCTATGTACTCAAGGAAAAAGTGATTGACCGGCCCTTTATCCATGTGGAAGGCTGTCAGGCCATGAAGTGATCCGTTTGAAAAACCCCCGCTTACTACCCCAGATATGTCGTATGGATCACACCCAAAGGCTCCCATGTGTTCATTGCCTGGGTATTTAATACCATTTCTTGTCACGACACTATTTCTTTGAGCTGGCTCTGGCATCCATGATACCCTAAACCTACCCCTTACATCAGGAACCCAAATGACCTCAGTATCTTTTACCCCGTCTTTCCATTGAAAGTTCCCGGTACTCACAAGCCTTGAGACTGTTATAGGGTCATTGTAATCAATCTGCTCATAAATCTTCGTGAGATTCATGATAGACTCTTTCGACTCATCCCTGAAGGCGTGTGACTCTGTTCTTGGAAACTGTCTGTAAAACTCATTTAGAGCATCAGGATCGTTTTTAAGAGACTCAACCTCGTTTTCCCACCAGTCAACTGCTCCAATAGAAATGTACTCCCCGTCAACCCCCAGCACCGGTTTTTCAGGCGTCCTGAAAACAGGCATGCCGTATTTGTCGATGTATCCCTCCGTATTCCATTCCATGGGTATGAAAATGGCGTACAGTCCGCTTTTTGTTTGCCCGTTCTTGTTGCGCTTGCTTGCCCTTGAATCTTCATAAACGGACTTATATTCCTTGCCGCCTTTCGACAATGCATTGGAGGTAGATCCCATCATACACTTGCCGACAATCTTCCTTCCAAGACGAAGGCAGGTTTTAGTCACTCGTAAATTATTGAGTATGTTGTTGGGTTTTAACCATTTACCGCTTTCGTCATGAACCAGAAGCAGGAGCTTTTCACCATCATAACTGTTGTCATCAGTATTCCTCCAGTCGATAGACGATTCCAAGCCTTCCTCATCATCCCCTATGGATGACATATTCTTCTTAGTGATCTTAGAAGCAGGTATCCTATACGAAAGCTCTGTTTTCGGCCTGTCCATGCCATCCATGATAGGCTTGAAGAAAAATGGCAGGTTGGTATTTATAGGAACAACCTTTTCAGTAAACATCTTTTTGGCGTCCGGGCCTGTCTTTGACAAGATGCCAACCCTAGCCTTTTTGTTGATGGTACCTGTGTTTACGCACTCTTCCGAGGCCATGAATGAAAATCCGGAGCGCCTTATTTTCAAATAAACCATCCCAAAGCTCCTGTCATCAGCCTTACAAGCTTCCCAGAATATGTAGAGAATCCTATTAGCCTCCCGGAAGTCGGGGTATCCAACGTCTATCTTGCTCCACTGCAGGTACATATAATGACTCCCAGTGATGTAGGTCGGGTTGCCATTATTCATAAAGAAAATGCCATACTCCCTTCTATCAAACTCATTCTCTATGTACGGTATGTACTTGGACTTAAATGAGTTCGGCATCTCTCTCCACTGAAAGATGCTTTTTATGCGCTGGAGCTCCTTCGGTGGATCTTCCCGCTCCCAATGCTGCGCTGAAGCCTGTCTTGACCTAGATACAACTTGATTCCTATCATATCTTGGAAGAGCTATTTTAAGACCCTCGATCTCATAAATATCGCCAATTTGCCCGTTTTTGGATATAACCACCATATCGTGGGTTTCGTCATATCCATACTTCCACACCTTAGCCCTGTTCTTAGCGGCAAGAACTTTTACAGGAACGTAATTGTCAAGTACCCTGTAGAGGGAGTTACTTAGATCTTCTTTCCGCGAAACCTCCTGATTCATTTCCGTTTGTTTTTTGCGCCACTCCGCCTTCGGATATTTTTGACTCTTCTTGATCAATCCTATCCAAAATGTCGAAAGCATCAAAAATCGCCACTTTTTTAGTGGCTGCGGCATTCTTCAGTCGGTCTGCGGCTAGTGAGCTGTTTTCCCCATCAGGATCTTCCTTGCCCAAAATCTTCTCCTCTGCTACAGATATGAGGTGTTCAACAGCCTTTCTTCCAGCCTTGATAATACTCTGACGAAGTTCATTTGTTGTCTTCATTGATTTTCATTGTTATGTGAGAGTTTCTTATTCTAAAGAGAACCTCACCATCTACATTAAAGCGACTTTCCGTCTCTGGAACAAAGGATACCTTGTCACCAACCGATAGTCCTAGCTTACCGGCATCTGGCCCATGATAGACGATCTCACCAATAAGACCGGTGTTATTGATAACACTTTTCAGGTCTACGCACCTTACCTCCGGCATTCTGATGAATGAAAACCCTTCCAAGCAATTCCAAACCCCGTTTTTCTTAACCATAAAGAACTGCTCATCAAAAAGCAAGAAGGTATCATTCCTGAAAAATGACCTGCCGCTTTTTCTGTCACCCTTCATTCCGTTGTAAAACTTGAAAACATTGTGATGAACCAGGAGGACGTCTCCCTTCGACACCTCTATGCTTGTGTTTTGTACGACAGGAGTCTCAACAACCTCTGCGTACCTATTGCTGTGGTGATGATCCTCCTCGGAAGAACTCATGATAAAGTCAACATCACCAATCTTTTTGATGTTGTCATACCTACGCCCGCCCACTGGCTTCACGACATAGCAGAACGGCGGCCTCATCACGAAAGGTCTATAAAGTTTTCTGTAGAGACGATGCTGTCGGGGAAGGACTTCCATTCAAACACCTCTTCGCTAGATGTGGACTTGATGTACACAAACCATCTGGCCACGTCCTCTCTCTTGACAATTGCGTGTATTGTCGCACGTTGCCCCATAACCAATTGTCCCTCTTTGAGAACCATTGCGTTCAGATAGTCCGAGCCAACCACTATTTTCCTGTATGTTCCATTCATTTTCGATTGTTTTGCATTAAGGGTTAATAACGAAGAAACAACGCCCTTAATCTTATATGGCAGAAAAATTATTTAGCTCTGTCAACACCATACCGCCGTTAATAACAATACCCTCATAGAGATTCCAAGCATTGTTAGCAGGGTTTGGTAAAGAGCCTCCTTGAGAGTATATGTTACCACCTGATGCAAGGCTCATAGCATTAACAGCATAGTTCCCATTTGAATACACCCAAAACAGATACCTAGCACCAGCCTGTTCATTCTCTAGGGTTATAGATACATTACCTGTTAAGGTGAAGATATACCAATGTCCATTAGATAAGTCTACTGTTACAGAACCCGACACACTACCTGCATTTACAACAGGCTCCGCCATAAAGTCCTCAACAGTAATCTTATTGGTCAGACCTGACTGACTAATGGATAGGTAATCGCCTTGGGAACGAGATGTGACAAGAGGTAAA